ATTTTTATAATGTTTTAGGTTTAATAATGCTTTCCACGTCATTACTACGCAAATATAATCATTTTATTCCAATCTACAACAATATCTTATTAAAAAAACTCATTCCTTTTTCTTTAACAATTTCTTTATTGTCATAAAATCGTTTAGCAAAGTCACTAAACAAAACCAATTCCGATATATCCATTTTGCCAATTGTTTCTGCTAATTCAGCGGTTTTTTGACAAATGTTTATCGACATTTCTGGATCTATTTTGTAGATTTTGTTGTATTCCTGACTCAAGTCTTTTTCAGATGCTTTTCTTAATGCGTTTGCAGCTTGTTTTATTTCGCGTTTTATTGGATATTGGTCTAAAAATTCGCATAAAACTTGTAGCTGTATTGTGAGCTCTAGGCCGTTTTTTAGTGGGTTTTTCATAATTAAAATAATTTTTGTTGTGCAACGTGGTTGTTAATTCTTTGTATTGCTTTGTCGAAGTATTCTTTATCTAATTCGCAGGCTGTAAGGTCAAATCCGTAATCGTGGCAAGCTATTGCAATACTTCCCGAACCTAAATGCGTATCAAGTATTTTGAAGCCTTCTTCTGCATTATTCATTAACAACCATTCATATAATTGAATTGGCTTTTGTGTTGGATGTATTTTGTTTTGTTCTTTTAAAACAGATAAACTCCACATTTTAGCAGGTTTTTGAATACTACTCCAAGCCATTTCACACATTGCTAAACTAAAATCGTGAGGTTGTTTTTTGTCCCAAATAAAAAAACCTCTACTCGGTGGTAAATCAAAATAATTACCACCCCAAATGATTTGATTTTTAGAAACCCTAAAAAGTTCATTAAAATATTCTTTTGTTGGTATTGCACTATCCCAATCCTTTTTTTGATGTTGTTGTCTTACAGGATTACTGCTTATTCCAATCCCATAAGGCGGATCAACTATTGCCAAGTCGAAATAATTATCAGGATAACGCGCCATTAAAAGCATATTGTCCTCATTTGTAATTGTTAAGCTCATAATTTCTCAAATATTCTTCTCACAAAATAACCTCTTAAAATCGATACTAAAAAGAATACCAAAGTAATAATTAAGTTTTGCGTAAAAGTTACCGGAATACCCATCATAGGGTATAAAATAATTTGTATTAATATCGATGTTCCAAGTCCTATAACGGTTTGAATTACGCTCTCGATTAAGCTTTTGCGTTTAGTTTGTTTCATAACTACTATGTTCTTTTGTTAATTCTTTCAATACTTCCATAACCACACAAACATCTTTTACTTTCTTAAATTGTGCTGCAAATATACCCGCATCTTTCATATAAGTGTTTGTAGATGTGCATTTAAATTGTTCGTGTCCCAGCGCGCTAAATTTAACATAGTAAATCGTTTGCGGTTTTATTGGTAATCCTATTTTTTTTAGGGTCATGGTTTAATTTTTACAACATAACTATTAAATGCGCTTGCAATATATGTTTTATTTGATAATGACAAACTATTTAATTCGTATTCGTCATCAATATATTTTGCATTTTCTAGCATTTTTTGTTCTTTTTTAAATACTTTTTTAGTTCCGCTTCCGTCACGCTTAATTTGAGATATAAATATCAAATCTTTTGCTAACTTTCTCATCTCGTATAAGTTTTTAATTTAAATTCTCTAAATTGTTGATATTTTTCCTCTTTGCTTTCAACGTGGTTCATTTTGCTTTCGAAAATAAAATGCCTAGCCTTTAATTCAAAAAATAAAGTTTGACAAATTAAATCAACTTGAAATTCATCATAAGTTTTAAATCGACTTGTATTTTTACTAATAAATCCATCGCGAATAATTACGTGCTCTACGTCCATATATGTACATCCGCACATCGTCGCTATTTGTCTTACTCTCATAACTTCACCCCAATTTTTACAAAGCCACTATTGCGCATTTCGCTAGGCTCTCCATAAAATTCAAAATCGCCTCTTTTATCGCGTGTCATTCGAACTCCTAATACCAATGAACCAATAACATAATCTATACCTATTTCAGTACCTAGTGTCGGATATCCATTGCCTCCCCTAGAAATAATTCCAGCTCTTAACCCGGCATAATATCTAATTTGTTCCCACATTCCGGAAGTAAAATTCAAACCAGCGGCTCCAATAAAATCTACATAACCACCTTCTAAAGCTGAAAATGATGTTATGGAAGCACGCGTGTACACAAGTCCCACATACTCAATTTCCGCGCCAATTTGTAATCCTGATTCTTTTATTGACGCACTTGGATCAATTACAACGGAAAAGTTAAACGAATCAACGCGATTCAATCTAAAATTACTTTGACCATTTGCGACCCCGCAAATCAATGCCAGGATTATAATTAATATTAATATTGTGTTTTGATTTTTCATAACTTTTCTAATTTAAATTCAATTGTTAATAAATACCCTTCTTTGTTTGCTATTTCTTGTAATTTTTCGTTACAAATGTTTCTTTGTCCTGATAGCCATTTGCTTATGATTTCAGAGCGTATGCCATGTTTTTCTGCAAAGGCTTTTTGAGTCATTGAGCCTATTAAAGTTCGTAATATTTGTGGTTTTGTCATAATTTAGTGTTTTTATCAAAATCATCAAGAGCTTTATTTATACAGTTTCTAATTTCTTTTAATTCTTTAAAACTAATATCAATATATGAATATCCATCATTAGTTTCTATTTGTAATTGACTACAATCTTTTAGAATTATAACTTTAAATTCTCCGTTATTATCACTAGAAATAAATTCTATGTAATCTTGTTTTATATTTGTTTCCATAATATTATTTATTTATAATCTGTTTTATATTTTTATGTAAATAATATCCAAAAGATTCAATAGTCGTGAAGTCGTTATTATCTTTTATAATAATATCTTCGTTTTCAATTGCATCGTAAATACATTTTAAAAGATTAACCATATCATCAAAATCTTTCGATGTTTTTCCTGTGTCAAAATGTTTATTTCCAATTTTTCCGTATAATTTGCCGTGATATTCCATAATTAATTTGATATTACGTTAGTTATTGAGTTAGGGTTTATAACTCTATTTTTTAGTGATAAAAACTTTGTTGTTGTTATATGAGTACAAATATAAGAATAACATTTAGATAAACTGCACACAAAGTGCAACTATTTTTAAAACTTTAACATTTGGCTCGATTTTGTTTGGATAAATAAAAAAAACCCAAATCTTTCGAAATGGGTTTTTGTAGCTTACTTAACTTGCCATCCTTGAAAGCTCACATAATATTTACCTTGATATTCGCTACCTCGAATATTTACACTTACTGAAACTTCTTGGCCAACTACTAAAGAATCTATTAAAGACACTTTATCCTGCACAAAATCAATAGGTATCTTTTGGCTATATTGCTCATCCGTTTCAACTACCAACAATCTTTTTTTGAAGTCTTTCGCTCCAACTGTTTGAGTTTCTTCTACTAAAAAAACTTTTCCTTTAATTTCCATTTTTATAAATTTATTTGTGTTAATAATTCTGTTTCAATGTATTTTCTGCAAGCTAAAACCATTTTTTTTGCCATTTCAATAAACGGTTCGTTATATCCAAACTCGTAAATCTTTTTTCTTAAATCATCAGGTAAATGATCGTAATTTAATTCTTTTTCAGCCATATCCCATTCCTCAATATCTGGCTCGTCTTTACCTAAATCTTTTGCAATTTGCCAAGATAATTTCTCAATTTGTTCATCACTTCCATTTTCTAAACAATAAAAAAGACTTGCTTTTTTTAAATTTGTCAAGTTCATATATCCTTGTAATTGACCGTAATAGTCTTTATCTGGTTCAGATACGAAATATGGAAAAGTAAAGCAATCAAAAGGCACTTTTGTATCTATAACCGTATCAATTGTATTAGTATCAAAAGTTCCTGTAAAATATTCGTTTTCTAATTCAATTTCATTTTTAACTAATTCACAACCGTAATGTTTAGACACTCTTTCAATTGCCTTGTCTTCTAATGCGTTGCCGCGTGAAAGATATTTTGACCTTATATTTTTTTGCTTTCCTGTAAATTGAGAAACAAGCCATTCTTTACAGTAAGATTTTGCAGTTTCGCTTAATATTATTTCATCGAGTAACGGCTTTAATCTTTCGATTTCTTTCTCAGTTTCAGGTAGTTTTTCATTAACAATTTGTATCGCTGTTTTACATTCTTTGTTTTTGAATTCTAACAGTCTTTTGTTTAAAGATTCTTTTTTTAATAAAGCATCTTCGTATTGTTCTTTATACGATTTTCCAGAATGATTAGTCATTAATATACCAATCTTTGAAGCTCTACACTTAAACTGTTTCATCCTGCAAAGTTTTAAGTTGTTCTTGGGTCAAATCATATTTTTCTAAAATTGCCTCAATAGTAGCTTTTTTATCCGTAATTGCTTTTTTTGCACCTGCCAAATCTTTCAATTCCACCAACTGCAAAACTTCAATAGTCATTGGAATACGTTTGTTTTTTGCTGCTGTAACTAAAACACGTGTCGATGTCGGAATGTGTGATACGTGGCTAATTCTAATGCCGCCAACATCAACACCGGCCCATTTTACAGTATCGTCACGGAATAAGGTCATTCGTTTTCCAATGAATTGCAATCCGTCAGCACCCCATAATTGAACTAAAACCCTACGCATAGATTTGCAAGGCTTAAACGGCTTGTTGTTGTCTCCATAAAAATAAATAGACACCGGTTGCGCATCGTCTGAACCGCCTTTTATGTCACGAATTTTAATTGTTTTTGACCCTGAAATTAAATCATCGGCATTTAATTGGTCTGATTTCGGGATAATTGTTTTTGATAAATCCATAATCAATATTTATTTAAAATGTTATTTTTTTCTGTTTGTTCTTCATAACTCAAAAATCCAAAAGTTTTAAAGCTTTCTTCAATTTCTTTTAACTTAATTAAATCAGATTTTTGTGACTGGATTTGTTTTAATAAATCTTGATTCCAATCTTGTTGTTCTTGTAGTTCTGTTTGTTTTGGAAGTTCCTTTTTATTCCAAGGAGCGTCTGCGCTGTGTTCGGTGTATGTGTCTAGCATAATTTTTATATTTTTTTGTTGAGTACAAATATATAACTATTAATTGAATAAACAATAACAACAACACTATTTATACTCATTATAAATTACTGTTATTGTTGTTATTTATTGAAAAGTATTTGTATATTTGCATAGAACATTTAATAACAACAAAATGAAAGAAATTAAAACAATGTACGGCAAATTAAAGGACAAAAAAGCCTTTTGCATAGAATTGAGTAAAGAAGTGGAAACGGGTGCAATGACAATTTATAATCATTGGTTCGGGTCATTCTGGGCTATTCCAGAAAAACATCAAAATTTAGTATTAACCAAGTTAAAAGAAAAACAATAATTATGGTAGGAATATATCAAATTGTAAACCCCAACGGAGAAAGGTACGTAGGTAAATCAGGTAATATACCCGCTAGATTTTCACAACACAAGTTAAATTGTTCTAACAACAAATTAAAACAATCATTTTTAACTTACGGCATTGAAAATCATAGTTTTGAAGTTATAAAATTATGCTCGTTAAGTGAACTAGATATTTTAGAGTTTGACATTATAACAGAATTTAGAGAAAAATACGTTTTATTTAATGCAAGTGACTATGAGGCAAACGCTGGCAGAAAACAAAAATACACTTCTCCAACGAAATTAAAAAGGATTCCAATTATTGCAGAAAACGCAATTGACGAATTATTGAAACCGTATCTTAATGTATCGCAAACGTTTAAAAAATAAAGAGAAATGAAAAAAATTAGTAATCAATTAACCGTAATTATTGCTATACTTTCGGTTATTTTAGGAATTGAAATAGGCAAAATATTATCAACATTTTTAATGCTATTAGCAAAATGAAACAAAAACATCAAATAATATTCCTTGCCATTGTCGGGGTTTATTTTATTATTAATTTAATATTTAGATAGTTATGAAAACAGCAATGCAGGAGCTAATAGAGCAATTAGAGTTAACAATCCCAGAGATTAGAAATGGAAATGCTATTGATAAACTATATTGGATCGAAAAAGAAAAACAGCAGATTATTGATGCTTACAAATGCAGTTCTTGGATGTCTGAAACTGCGAAACAATATTACAAAGAAACATTTAAAAACGATTAATTATGAAAAAACAAACCAACGTCGAAAGATTTTATGAATGGATGCTTTCAATAAACAACAAATTTTTACACGACAATAATAAAATGTGCCGTGCATTTCATATAGTCGCTATGCGTGATGTGAATGATATTGAAGTAATTGAACCGATAATTGTAACACCTAATTAACATGGCAGCATTAATAATATCAATATTCGCATTACTAATTTTATGTGTTATCCTTGCCAGAAAAGTAATCCGGCAAGAAGAAGAAATTTTTGATTTGAAAGTAAATATTTCAGAAAAAAATAAATTATTGGAATGGCAAGATGGGTTAATTGAGGAAATGGATAAAAAAGAAGCTGGAATATAACGCTTGCTACTTGGCGAGGTTGGGATTAAAGAAGCCAAATTAATTAATTTAAAAACAATAAAACAGATGGGAAATAATAATTCAGAAAGCATAAATACCCAATCTTGCCAAACGGCTGTTGTGCATAGTGCGGTTAATTTAAATAAATTTCTAAATGATAAGGGTATAGAGTATCCAGATTTAATAGTAGATAAAAATTATAAAACACATACGTTATGTGGTTTGATTGCTGAATATGCTGATTTGATAAGCAATGGTAAATAAAGTAATAAATGGGGATTGTCTGGAAGTAATGAAAAACATCCCTGATGGAAGTATAGATATGATACTTTGCGATTTACCTTATGGAACAACGGCTTGCAAATGGGATGTTATTATTCCTTTTAATAAATTATGGAAACAATACGAAAGAATTATAAAAGATAATGGAGCAATAGTTTTGACAGCACAACAACCATTTACAAGTGCATTAATAATGAGTAATTTAAAATTGTTTAAATATAATTGGCACTGGAATAAAGTTAAACCATCCTCTTTCTTTAACGCAAAAAACGCACCAATGAAAAAGTTTGAAGATGTGGTAGTTTTTAGCAAAGGCATGGTTGCAAACGGGAGTAAAAATATGATGAAATATAACCCACAAGGGCTTATTGAATGCGGTAAAATACGCCCTCCGAAAAATGATAGTGTTCCTGAACAGTCAACTATTGGAAAAAGACCATCAAGGGCAAATTCATATAAGCAAGAATTTACTAATTACCCAACTGATTTTATTGAGTTTTCTTTTGAGCAAAAACCAATACATCCAACACAAAAGCCAATTGAATTATTTGAATATTTGATAAAAACCTATACAAATGAAAATGAAACAGTATTAGATAACACAGCGGGAAGCGGAACAACGGCAATTGCTTGCATAAACACAAACAGGAACTACATTTTGATTGAAAAGGAACAAAAGTACTTTGATATTATAAATGAAAGAATTGACAAACATAACCAATCACGAGTAGGGGAAGTTCTTATAGATGATTTATTCAGCTATGCACCCTAACTACTTACTAATAGTAATTCAATAAATTGAACCAAATGGAAAACTCAACAATATCAAGCAATGGGCAAAAATTGTTATCCTTTTTAGATGATAAAATGATGGATG